TGGTCCTCGTCAGTCATCATGAGCAACGATGCCGCGACGAATGTTGTGGCGTTTAGAGCAACGGCGAGCGGTTCGACGACAATTGCAGCTTCCAGCACACCAACTAAAATTGCATATAACACAGTTGTGGGGGACACTCACGGAGCTTTCTCCACTGGCAGCAACAGGTACACGGCTCCGGTAAGCGGCTGGTATAAGTTTACGGCCTCTATGCGATATGACAACCTGGCATTCACCCAGGCGTATAGACAAGACATGTATTTGTATAAAAACGGAAGTTCAGTGTGCGTGATAGCAAGCTACATGATTCCATATACAGGAACTTATTACCCAAGCACAATTACAGGCACAACTGATGTGCTATTGAATGCGGGCGACTATGTTGAAATATTCATGGTTAACCCAGAGGCCGGAACAAGAGCTACTTTGGCAGATGCTGGTACTAGTTGGTTTTGCGGCGAGCGCATCTCAGGCCCAGCGCAAATTGCTGCTAGTGATACGGTGGCTGCTTACTATACCGGAACACCAACTGGCACTCTTGCTGGGGCATTTAACACAGCAACATATCCTACAAAAGTAAAGGACTCTCATGGAGCCTATGCATCTGGGTCTTATACCGTGCCAGTTAGTGGTGTTTACAGCATCTCAGCGGGCGTATCCGTTATAGGGGTAACAGTAACCGAAGGTAACCCAGTCGCAATTCAAATTGCTAAAAATGGAATGGGAATTGGAACACAAACGCTAAGGTGTGTAGTGACATCTGGAAACGGAACACAAACACCCTCTGTAAGTATTAACGGTTATCCTCTGCTAGCGGGGGATATAATCACCATCAAAGTGTGGTCATCTTATACCACACCTTCCTTTAGTTCAGGTCTTTTATCTGCATCTGAAAATTTCTTCTCAATCACTCGTGTAGGTAACTACTAATGAGGACACAAAACCAAGTATTACAAGGCGAGGTAAAAAACTAACATGTCACGCTCTTACCGCCAACCCTTTTATGTGGACGGATATGGCTCTAAGTGGAAAGCAAAATCCAAGCGCCAAGCCAACCGCCGGGTGCGGGCAGCTGACACTGCGGATGGCGGTGCCTATAAAAAAGTAACTAACAGCTGGGACATCTGCGACTATAGATTTAAAGATGCTTCTGGCAAAGCTGGGAGGAAGTAAACTATGTCACGTCGCACGCAAGTCTTTCAGCAGCTACCTTGGTCAGGAGGCTTACACAGCGCCTTAGATTCAGGCCTCATACCTCCTAATGATTTAGTGCAGGCAGATAATGTGCTATTTAGCTCCAACAGCGCTAAAGTAAAGCGAGAGGACTTGCAGTATTACGACGCGCTCTCGGACATCCCAGCTGTCACATATCGCTCGAGCTCTGGCACCACACGCACGCTAGTATTTGCAAGCACGCTGTCCGATGCTAACATTGATAAGCTTGTGGCAGGCGAAGGCATCAACGTCACCACGACAGCAACAAGCGGTAACGAATATGATTATTACCGGCTAGCAGCTGGCACTGTTGCCACGCTAGCGACTACAAGCGTCTCTAATGACACGCTTACATATACAGGAACAGGTAGCTTATCCGAAACTTCTACCGCCACCACTACATGCACCGTCACCCGTGCCTACCCTATCGTCCTAATTAAAGATTACTGGCGCTTTACAGGGTCAGCCAACGCGCAGCTGATTGTAGCCACCACATCACAGCCATTGTTATTTAAGTATGATTCAAGCGGCAGGCGAAAGGCTATAGCGAAGGATGCTACAGCTACCGCGCGCGCAGGCACGGCGGTTAAGCAATGCGCCATCACCTTCAATGAGACCTTAATAATTGGACAGACAAGACTGCTTAATAAGCCGCTCAAGTATAAGCCTGAAACGGACACAGAGTGGCTCGACTTAGGTGGCACGCCGCCCGACTTCTCTATATGCACCGGCTTTTTAAACAGAGTATGGACTAATGACAAGAATAACCCTGACAGGCTTCACTACTCATCTACAGGCAATGCTGAAGAGTGGCAAGGTACCGGCGACTCAGGAGCTCTGGATATTAGGCCGGGCGACGGCGATCCTCAAGGCATCGTCAGCATTTACGCCTTTAAGGGGCGCTTATTTGTAGCAAAGAAAGGAAAGATGTATCAAGTCGTAGGTGATTCACCCGAGAACTTCCAAGTGCTTGATGTAAGCTCTGGCTTAGGGACAGCTGGCCAGCTGGCTGGCGTTCCTATTGACCAGGACGACTTTGTATATGCCTCTAGTAAGGGCATCCACTCTCTGTCTACCACTAGCAGCTACTCTGACTTCCAGGCTACCTATCTTTCTTCTAAGATACAGCCTACATTTAATGACTGGCAGCAGGCCCGCCTAGAGTACATGCAAGCCGCCTACATCCCAACCCTCAACTCGATATTTTTTATGATTAGCGAGTCAGACGCTAACTTACCAGACGCCTTATACATATACCACACTCAAAGTAAGGAGTGGAGCCGGTGGCCGGTAGCTGCTAACCCAGGCATTAACCCAACAGCCATAGCTGCAGTCAATCTTTCAGGCACTCCCACCTTATTTATAGGTACTGATGACGGGAAGCTTGTAACGGCGCAGAATGGAGGCTATACGGACTTCGATACCGCTGCCATCCGTTATAGGGTTAAATCAGGCACCATCTATCCAGACAACACTCCAATGAGCCTGAAGCGCTTCCTCAGAATAACCCTATTCTACCGCCCAGTTGGAACCTATACAGCCACAGTAAAGGTAAAAATAGACAATTATTCCGAGCAGCAGCTGACATTCTCCCAGGTAAACGAGGGCGATCTGCTAGGCTCCACCTTCATTCTGGGAAGCTCTGTATTGGGTGCCTCAGCGCCATTCTCCCCCTTTACAGCCTCAATCGACGGTATAGGACATGGGTGTACAATAGAAGTAGAGCAGACGGGAACTGAGGAGCAGTTAGCTATTTACGGGTATGCTATTGAATGGGAGGCTGCTGACATTTCGCAGGAAACTACGGTGGAGGCTCAGTAAAATATGATGACGTTAGCTATCAACACGGCGAGGGGTTAGCACTGTGGCTCAATTAGATATACGCAAGCAGTATGCCGATGGATCACCGCTTCAACAGCAGGATCTAGATGCTTTCATAGATGATATTGAGACGTTCTTTAATTTGACTAAGCTTAATAGCGACAATATTCAGGATGATGGGATTACAGCCTCGACTAAGCTAGCAGCTGGCAGTGTTACCACCGCTAAACTCGACAATAATTCCATCACTACAGGCACAATTGAGACTGGGGCAGTAACAACGGCTAAGATAGCAGACGGTGAGGTGAATACCGAGCACATTGCCTTAGACAACATTACTACGGCTAAAATTAATGATCTTGCCGTGACTACTAGTAAAATAGCAGATTCAGCAGTCACTGCCGCCAAAGTGTATGGCAGCGCTATCACAGGCGCCAAGCATGCGGCTAAGTCAGTAGTTGTTAGCTCTAGCTCTGGGGCAATTTCCACCGCTACTGATACTGTAATATGCACAGTACAAATAGTTAGTACAGGGCGCCCCCTATTCGTAGGGCTTACGTCAGACGGGAGCGGCAACCCAGCCTTCATAGGGGTGGACCAGCGCGCTACAAGTGCCGGCGCGTCCGGGCTAGGAATGCAGTTGTATGCTGTGGTAGAAACCAAGCGTACTACAGCGAGTGTTGATACCGTACTGAATTACTCTGCAGTAATGAGGTACTCAGCACCATCTTATGTATACCAATCAGGCCCAGGTTTTCTACCTACGTATGTAGGAACCTTGTATGTTCCACCCGGCTATTTTTGGTATATAGACGCGCCAGCGGCAGGCACTCACACATACACGTTTACACTAAAACCGGCATATACTGGAGAAAACGCCCCATACACCTCTCTCACATTTGGAGCCGGAGCGTTTACAGCAAAAGCCTATTACTGCGCTGCTATAGCGTACGAGTTATAACATGGCTGATATAGATATTCCCCGCTTGTATGTTACAGGAGAGGCGCTGACGGAGTCCGATCTCGATGCTATCCAGTCGGCAGTTACCACTTTCATAAACACAACTAAAATAACTAGCGATAACATACAAGGCAACGCATTAAATGCGGATACCAAGTTGGCTCCTGCATCCATCTCCACCTCCATTCTAGGGGACGCTGCAGTAACAACGGCAAAGATAGCCAGTGATGGAGTAACTACAGCTAAGATAGCCGACTCAGCTGTTACTGCGGATAAGTTAGCAGCTACCTCCATAAACAGCACACTAATACCAGATCTGGCTGTTACGACGGCGAAGTTGGAAGATCTTGCAATAACTACAGCTAAGATAGAAGATGCTGCTATCGACGGGGTCGCTAGGGTAGTACAAACTAGACACGTTTCTAATTCCACAGGAGCCTCCACCTCCAGCACTTCCTTTACCACAATCGCCACTTATACTGGAATAAGCTGCACAACAGGCAGAGCTCTTTTTCTTAACGTAGGCCCAGCTGATAGTTCTGGAAGTTATATTGCAACCCCGGCAAGTTCCACGTCTTACGTGTCTGGGACGTATGAATATCAGATGCAAGTTAGTACAGACTCCGGTACATCATACACTACTTTTTACAGCACGCAAATGAGAGCGGATGTAGGTGGCTATGCCACCGCAGGTTATCAGACTATGCCTGCGAGCGGTATATGGGCTATATTTACGCCATCAACTACCGGAACCCACTATTTTAGAGTGCAGCACCGTGGCTATTATACGTACGGTACCAGCACTCACCTATCGGGCGCAATTTCCTGCTCCTTTTCCATACACGAGATACTATAATGGCGACACTAACACTTACCAAAAACTACGCAGACACTCAGATCTTAGATGAGAGCGATCTTACAGAATGGCTTGATGAGATTGAGTACTTCGTCAATACTACCAAACTAAATGACGATAATATACAGAATGCGAGCATAACTTCCACAAGTATTGCAGACGCCTCTGTAACAACGCAACTAATAGCCACAGCTGCTGTGACTACAGCTAAGATAGCAGATAGCGCGGTAACTGCCGCTAAAATCCCAGACCTGGCAATAACTACAGCTAAGATAGCCGACTCGGCCGTGACCACTGCAAAATTGGGGACGGGGGTGGTAGACACTGAACACTTGGCAGCATCTTCAGTAACCACAGCTAAAGTAACTGACGGGGCTGTAACGCACGCAAAACGAGCGGCATTACGTATAGCAAGTAGCAGCAGTTCGTCTGGAGCCTACTCCCTGTCAACAGCTTCCACCAACTCGATGACCTCCATCACTAACATGAGTGTTACGCTCGACCTATCAGGAAATCGACCTGTATTTGTAGGATTAATGCCAGTATCCACCACCAGCACCTCCCCGAGCATAATAGGGGCCTATGACGGCGGCGTCGACTCCTGGGTCAGCATGACAGCTAGCTGTAGCCTTAGGTTAGATATATACTATGAGGGGACAACCATTGGCGGATTCGCTCTAAACGGTCAGTCTATAATACCGAATAACTCATTATATGTCACAGGAGGGAATTCGGGGCAGCACCATTCGGCGGGGGTTCCGGGGTTATTTTTGATACACGGGGCCTCTCCAGAGCGCCCCGCACTGCCAATCTCGGCTGGATCTAGGACGTATACAGCCAAGATTTCCAACAGCTTAACAGGGTCCAGCGTCGATGTGCGCTACTTCAAGTTGATAGCTTATGAGTTATAATAGAATACAGCAGCCTTAGGGGGGCGTTTACTATGTGGGGAGCTTTAATAGGGGCAGGGCTAGGCGCAGTTGCTGGAAGCCAGAAGGATAAGACTGATCAAACGAGCAGCGTTAACGTAGCTCCCGCAAGCCAACAAGAGCTGGCTGCTACAGCAGGCATCGGCCGTGACTATGCTGGCATGCAGGGGTTGGTGAACATGGGACCTGGGCAGCAAGATGTAGCCAACGCCATCGGCTCACAGCGCGGCCTTGCTGACATGCTATCCCAGTATGCAAAAGGCGGCTTTCTTCCATCCGAGGCAGACGTAAGCACTGCTAACAAGTTCGCTGCCACCCAGTTCGACCCTCAGCGCATAGCCCTTCAGCAACAGTTTCAAGGCCAACAGCAGCGCGCTGCCCAGTTGGCCTCTCAGCTTGGCCGCCCCGTTAATGACCCCATCATTCAAGCAAGGCTTTCGCAAGAGCACTCGCAATCTCAGGAAAGGCTAATGGGCTCTCAAGGCGCGTTCGCCTCGCAGATGGCTCAGCAGATGCCGATGCAGCGATTGGGATTCACTTCGCAGTTAGCTGATGTGCAGAGTAATTTAGCAAGCCAGGCAATGGCCAACAGGCAAGCCCTGCTTGGCCTGGGCTCACAGATTCAAGGAGCAGAGCGCAATTGGAGGCTTGGAACTGCTAGCAGGACTAACTCACAAGAGAGTGGTGGTGGCTTTAAAGGAGCGCTTACAGGCGCACTAGGCGGAGCTGCTGGCTTTATGGGCCTTTCTAATATGGCGTCGCAAGGCAACATGATGAATGCTCAACAAGGCTTTTACGAACAAATGCCAGGCGCTATGGTGCAGGCAGCTGCAGCCGGGCGACCAGTCACTAATAACTACGGAGCAGGAGCAGCAGCAGCAGCTGGCGGCGCAATGCTACCACAGAATGCTTACATGATGGGGCCGCAGCAGATGCCTACTAGCTCTTGGACGGCAAACACTAGCTCAACTCCGTTTTATTTACAGCAACCGGCTAGCATGGGACCTAATTTGGATTTGACTAGCAGTAACCCCTCTTATATGATGGGAGTAGGCAATACTCAATTTACACCGCAGTTTGCAGGGAATACTCTAAATCAGTTTGGTTTTTATACGCCGTAAGAGGAGAGGAGAGGATTAATTAAATGAGCATGCAAGAATTACTTCAAGCTTTCGGAATGTTTAAACAGTCAGTGCAGGAGGCTGCTACCACGTCAGCCGTTAACGATGCTACACAGGCTATGCATCAAATTAAAACAGGTATCACAAACGAGGCCGAGCAGCGAAAAGCATTGCAAGGCTTGAGCGATAACTTAGCTATGCGTTTAGTAGGTGTAGGCGCCCCGGCCTCTACGGTGCAAACAGCCTTCAATGCAATAGCTCCACAGCAGTTTGGTAGCGTTGAGCAGATGCAGCTGGAAGGGGCATTGAGTGGTAACAAATCCTATCAACAAGCAGCTGGCAAAATATTAGGTCAGCGTGCGTCCACAATGCAGCAGGAAAAGCTATTTGAGGCTGGCCTTAAAGCTCAGTTGCAACAGCAGGAATTACTTGGTAAGATGCAGCTAGAGGGCGTTAAAGCAGGCATGCAGAAAAAGGAGCTTAAATCAGAAGAGGTGACTAAGCTAAGTGAAGTGGGGCAGTCTTTGCAATCTCTAGATGTATTACAAGAATCATTTAACTCACTTGATAAGTCTACGTGGCTTCCTAGAACAGGCAACCTTTCATTCGGGTCCACAATCAATCCCGAGAGAGCTTCGTTTGAGATGGCTGTTAAGCAGAACTTCGACGCTTATAGGAAGGCTATTACAGGCGCAGGCGCTAGCGAGAAGGAATTGAGCATGTTAGAGCAAGCACAGCCGAATGCTTCAGATAACCCGTGGCAGTTTCAGGCTAAGCTTGATAAGGCAAAGCAGTTAGGACAGATGGTTATGAAGCGCAAAGTAAATGAGTATAAAGCTGCTGGCCGGGATATGAGCGGTTGGCAGGACATGCAGGCTGAGGAGCGGGCGCAGGAAGCCGAAGCAAGTAAGTCGGATGCTATATTTAATAGGTTTACTCCGATGATGGGCAGGTAGTATTTATGGAAGACACTACACCTTCAGTTACAGAATACCTCCGAACTCGGTTTAATGCTGATGTAAAGGAGGTTAATGGTGATGGCACCTTCAATGTTGTACGCAAGGATTCTAAAGGCAATATATACGAGGGAAAAGTAGACGCACGTGCTATGCTGATGGAGGAGTTAACAAACAGAGGGATTGAAGTAGACCCTAGTAAAATTCCACTAACCTCTCCTGAGAGCCCTGTCGGTGAATCATCTCTCCCGTTCATGACTCAATATAACTTAGCAAAGGCAGTTACAGCTAAGGATAAACTTAACTATCTATCTCAAGAATTAGGCAAAGACAATGTACGCATACTTGGGGATGGACGTATTTCAGTAAAAACTGAAGACGGTATCTGGTCAGAAGGAAAGACTAACTCAGCCCTCTCCGCGTTAGTATCTACAGAAGGAGCAGCTATTGCGGGCTCTATAGCAGGCGCTAAGATAGGAGCAGCTGCTGGCTCTGTTTTCCCTGGCGCTGGTACCGTAATAGGCGGCGCTTTAGGTGCTGGTTTAGGTGCGGTGGTAGGCAAACTCGCCTCCATTTCAGACGCGTACAGAATGGGCATTCGCTCTGACTTCGATGCTAAGGATATTGGAGGGGAGCTTGCTAAGGATTTTTTGTTTGCAGCTGCAGGTGAGTCAATCGTAGGCGCTCTTGCTAAAGCCCCTAGCGCCGTAAAGAGCGCAAAAGTGATGGATGCATTTGAAGGCATTGGCAGAGGTCCTAGGAAATTTGCAACTAACTCTCCCGCTAAAAAAGAGTTTATAGCATCTACCCTCTCACAGATGAGTGGGGTAGAGCAGCCTGTTTTTCGCTTTGCCATGGAGCCTGAGACGACAGGTTTTATGAAAGCTCATTTCGATGAGGCCGTTAAGTACGTCCAAGAGGCTGGCGCAGTGCCTATTGAGCAGTCGCCATTAATGAAGAGTACCGAAGAGAAGCTGTTAGGTGTTATTGATTTTGCTAAAAATAAAATGCAACGAGATCACGGGGCCATGCTGGAAGTACTGAAGAGGCCTATGTTCGAAGCTTTCATACCAGCCGATGATTTGCTAAAGCGCATTCCTGTAGATGCTATTCAAGCTAACAGACAGCTAGCAGCAGGTAGTGTGGAAGGTAATCTGTACAGACAACTTGCAAAAAGACTTAACTTGTCTGCTAATGTGAATGAAACAGCGCTTGCTAGTGGATGGAAAGGAGCGAGTGCTGAGGACATTCTGGATGTGAGTAAGTGGCTGGACGGGGAGCTATCTAAGCGCTTCAAGCCGGGTATGGCTCTAAATGAGCAGTACGTGGGGCAGCTAAGCCAGCTGAATAACGACCTAAAATCTATTGTAGCGGAGAAGCTTCAAGGCAAGCTGGTCGAACTTCCAGGTAATGCTGCAAGCCAACTAAAGAGTATTCTAGGTAAAGAAGGGACTAACTTGGATTTGATGCAGGTGTCTCGCGGCAAATACAAAGCCGACGAGCTCTTCGGGTTTATGCAGAATACCTATTCAAGGCGTGCGGACTTTCTTTCTCAGATTAGCCGACAAGCTGATCCTGCCAAGGTAGGGTCGATGGCTACTCGAATGATGGAGGAGGGTGGAGCGGCTACTAGAGGCTCTCTTACCAGCATGCTAGACGATGTCGGTTTAGACGGAAAGACGCTTGTCAACGAGATGTACGGTAAATATGCAGCCATGCGAACAGCTCACTGGGTTAACCCAAGCAGAACGTCCAGCGGCGTGCTCAATGCAGTGGCTAATGTAGCAGGAGGCCCATTTGGCACTTCGCCTAGAATGGCAGCCAGATATGCTATGGGTCTGTCTGATGGTGCATTCACGACAATTAAGCGAGGAGCGCGAGTGACTGACTTCCTTCAGAACCTCTCTCCAAAAGCGCGTCAAATGCTACTAGATTCCCCTCAGCTATTGAAGGAGTTAGATGCTACCGCAGGCTCTGAGCGCGCTATGTTTGAGCAACTTAAGCAGCAGTTGATGCAGAAGGGGACACAGGCGGTGCGAGGTGGAGGGCAGTAATATGGGCTTTGAAACTAACGAACTACTATTCCAAATTGTGAGTAAGCTGGCTGCCGTAGAGGCCCATCAAGCAGAGATAAAGGATGATTTAAAGCACCATATGAAACGAACTGCTCAAGTAGAGGCAGAACTAAAATACCTTCATCGTCAAATTAATTTAGCCCATGGAGCGATAGCCCTCATAGGCTTTGTTATTACATTGATCGGTTTATATGCTAAGTTTAAAGGCTAAATACTGCGGCGTACTCACTGAATTCCTTCTCTCCATCAAACACCATTTGCACATCAGATTCAGATGTAATACCTAATTTCATTTCGGTGTAACTAGGAACGCCTGGAAGGGTGCTAAAAAAGCTCACTCCATTTACATTAAGCACTACAATGTTACCTGGCTTAATTGAAAGCGGTACGGGGTTACCTTGATCGTCTGTGTATCCTTCGCCGACAGCTATTACAGTACACACCATAGGCTCCTGTCTCTTTAGCGTAGATTTATGTGAGGATGGTGCTGATAAAATCAGCCCGCCCTTTGATTTAATCTCTCCAAGCTCACGCTGCTCAACAAGCAGGCGCGCGCCAGTTACTTTAAAAAACTTACTAGCTACTTCAAATTGCTCCTTAAGTCCCATGTAAAGCCTCCTTCATTCTTTGGTTTAATTGCTCTTCGTTAGCAGGCTGCAGGTAGCTGCTAGCCGTTGCCATGCTAGCCCAGCCCATTACTTGCATTAGATCTGCTTCTCTAAAGCCCGCGCTGACAAGCTTCGTAGCCGCTAGCTTTCTAAGCGTATGCGGCTTTAATCCCACCGACCTAAGCTCGACATACAGTCTGTCATATGTAACTCCATGACCAGGCTCTGGCGCTAGCTCAGTATTAAAAACTCGGCGCGTCCTTGCGCCCTTCCCGCAGACCTCTTTGTCTGCCTTATTGAACTTCAAAGCCTCGTGTGCTCGAAGTCCGCTAGCAAGAATAAACAAGGCTAGTTGTCGTACAGCGCTGTCCCGTATGCTGTTAATGCGCGTCCTTGCCTCTTCGAATCCCATGTTTACTCGCTCTTTTTGGTAAGCGTTTTTAAATAAATTAGCGTGTGACTTTAGAAATTGTTTGTATGTGGCAACTACACCTATAAATAACTGCAGCTCGCCTATTCTAATAAATAACGTTTTTATTGAGTATGGAGCCATGTTAGCTGCTAACAGTTTGCTGTAAGCCTCTGATGGCTCCATATTAATTAATTCAATATTAGCAAACAGTCTGGCTGATTCTGATCTGGCTGTAGTGGCACTCCAGCTGTTTGCCTTGCTTACTATGTAGTTCTTAATATGCTTTTGCATATAACTACCCTATCAATTAATTTTACTCTTGTCTAGCAGAAAGTAAGGCTCCAGTCGCTTTTTGCAGCGTGGAAATGGATTGCTGTGCAATATTAAGGGCTTGCTCGGTTCTAGCCTGCCCTTGTTGAAGTTGATTCAAGCTTGCTCCTATCTGAGACAGTACGCCAGCTACCTGCTGAGTCAGCTCTTCATTGGAAGCGGTTACTTCCGCCTGCGTTGAAGAGGGGGCTGTTGCTGCTGTCGCCGTTCCAAATGCCTTGATGCTGACGGCAGAGTTAGCAGCTGTAAACACTGTATACAGGCCAGCTAAGTACGCCGCCATAGTAGTTGACATGCCGTTTTTACCGTACACCTCTATAGCCACGCCCGATGCAAGCAGTACGACAAAGCCAATAAACTTCCTACCGCCAACACTCTCTACAATTCCTCTCATATACTACCCCTTATTAGGTTCTTCTGGTAACTCTATAATCCCAGCACCGCTTTTTCGAAGCGCCGTGCTTGTAAAGAAGTTATAATAAGTATCATAATAAAACTTCTCAGTACTCTTATGCCTAGCCAATTCCTGAATGAAGCCCTTAAGCCCCTTTCTTGTAGGATGCCAAAAGTACCCATCCTCGGATCGCAGCTCTGCATTTTGCACGCAGCATGCTAACATTGCCTCTAAGTCTGCGCGTTTAATCTGTATAGCATGTTTCTTCGCTTTTCTGATAAAGGATGCGATGGACTGGTCCGCATCAGTCCATCCACCAAGCTGTGTCGCTCTCATCGTGTTGTAATATAGAATCATTGCGTCGAAGATGGTTACAGCGAACTCTTCTGGCAAATCATCACTACGCTTGTGTAGTGCCATTCGCACTGCCCGCCTTCATAGCTGCAATCTTAGCTGCTACACTGGGACTGCTGCTAGGCGTTGCTTTCTGGGGAGCTGCTGTCATAGGGGCGGCTTCTACTGGTATAGTATCATCTGCATCTTGCTCAACTGTGAAGTTAGTTGACTTCTTGCCCTTTACTTTAACATCCTCATTGCGAGTGATTTTAGTATTCCGTCCAAGTGCTAGTTTGCCATCCATGACGTTGTATTTAACATTGCCAGCCGCTGAAACTAGGAACTTCTCGCCATCAATTAGCATGATTAGGCTGAGAGCCCCCTCGATGGTAGTGCTTGGCTTAAATCCGAGGTAATAGCCCGTGAGTGCCTCTCCAATCTCTAGCTCAGTAAGCTTCTTAAACTTCCCTGCGTGCCCTTCGTTTACGTTTTTGAATGCCATGGTATCCTCTCCTTTTTGACCATATTAGGTCGGTTTTTCGTTTCTTTTTTAGATATGAGACTATATCACGAGTCTCTTCTGGTGTCAACAAAGAGCCGCGTAGTAGGTTGCAGCTTCCACAGCAGGGCACTACGTTCTCCCTAAGATATCCTTTCGCATTGTCAATCCTATCTAGAGAATGTCCGGTAGTAGGTTCTAACGGGCCATTGCAGTAATAACACTGATTGATTGATACGAGCTGTGTATATAAATCTATGGATATGCTCAGTCGCTTCTTGAATCGCCTAGCCTTCTGCGTTAGTTGCTTGTAACGTCGTTTTATAGATGTTTCTGGCTGCTTTGCCATATTCCTCCGTGACCTGCTCTGGTGATTCTTTAACAGGGATGACTGTAGTCCCCGTACTCATTACAAAAGTGCAGCCCTGCTTTTCAGAGTAATAGCAGCTAAAGTAGTTAGCAGCGGCCACCTCTATCGCCTGATTTAAAACTGCGTGAGTTAGTGTCATTGTAAATTTAATCATGTGTAGGCTCCGGGTCCCAATCGTAATTACCCTGTTTGTTGCAGGGTGGTAGCATGCCAGCTGCTATCAAGGCGTCCACTATAGCAGCCGCCTGCGTCCATACAACAACATCCTCTGTATTGTTAACAATCCTCTCAAACACTACCTCTATAAACTGCTTTCGCGTTGCCACTACAAGCCTCCCTCTAGTTTCTTAGTCAACCCCTCAAACACACCTTTCATGTGCACCGCCTTCTCGTGATAAGGGCGTGCGTAGTCAGCCTGGGCCGCATCAGCTAGCTTACGCTCATACGCTGGAATAGTAGCCTCTACAAGAGACTTGTGGGCGATCTTCGAAAGATCCAGCAGTGCTCTAATGCAGTTGCGATCTAGTACGAAAGCCTGCTCCTCAGTCACTTCTGGCTTAAACTTAGCAGCTAGCTTTTTGACAAGCTGGTTCTGCGGCTTCTTCCAATCAGCTGGCGGAATCCCCTGTCTAATCTTCATAAGTTTAGCTGTAGCCATCTTAATATACCCTAGCTCGTCGCTTGTGAATGTAAACATTGCCATACCTTAATCCCCCTCCTCTTCGTTATTGCTGTTAATTATAAGTAAAATGTCTAGGGCTATCGACAGCCAGACAGCAGCCAGCGCCCACATGTTTCCAGTAGCCATGCAGTATACTGTGCAGGTCATTAGCAGAATCACACCTTGCTCCGTCTAAGTTCAAAATGTTCTCGCGGTGATTTTAGAAGTTTTACTTCGAATACTTCTTTGTCTGAGAAGCGGACCTTACGCGCCTTCTCTTCTACTAACAAGTTACACAGCTCTTCCTCTATACGCGCCAGCTGCTCACTGGCTTCCACGCTAGCGGTATATCTCTGATAAAGCTCCTCGATCTCTTCTTGCCTCTCGAGCTTATATACATCGATGGGCCACTCTTTCTTAGGCAGCGTCTTAAAGAAGTCTCTGAGCGGGTCATTCTCAGGCCAGCATGTTTTACCGTAGTCGCAGAAAGCGCATTTGATGGAACCTAAACTAAACTCCCTCTCGACGGCACACGCCCCCTCACCTCTATCTATCTTGGTAAAAATGTCTGTGAATTTTGTTTTTACATAGTCAGCCAATTGCTGTGAAGGCTTGAACCTAAACTCGCGCAGCATCGAGTCATTCTTACAGTAATAAAATAAAGAGCAGTAGTTAAAGCCTAGCTCTACCATGAACTGGTTGCATGTGTAGAGGTTTATCTGGATTATGTTGTCAGCCATAAACGGGTCGCCATACTCTTCCAGGAAAGCCATGATATCTTCTACATAAAAAGCAGACTTACCTAGCTGCTGAACTGAGTTCATTTTAGCAAACTTCTCATCATCCTCCTTCCACTTAGAGTCGCGGTAGCTGCTCCATTTATTGCCCTTTGATTTGGAGTCACATACTGTTTTTAGCGTTGCTGATGAGAGGGTGAAGTCTATGTTGCCTGTGATGTAATGATTTCGCTCTGCATTGGCCTCGGATTTGAGTGGAAAGAAGAGTAAGCTTTGTTGTTCGTACTCGACTCTAAAGTGCTCTTTCAGGTAGGTTTTCAAGTCGCGTATAAGCGCGTACTCCACTGAATGCCCTAGATTAAGTAAGCGCATTACGTTAGGCTCTTTAAACGGTTTTGGGTAGCTAGCTAGCTTCCAGTACTCCTCTAGTTGAAATGCCAGCGCGCGAGCGCATTGACCTGCTGCTGACGGGCGAAGCGGCATCTTTTGAAATTCTTTTCCTTCCTCCCTCGCCTTTACTTGCGACTCCATCATGTAAAAATCTAGCATCTCATTGATGCCCATGTCGAGGCCGGGGCCTTTACTATTATTACTATTCATTGTGTTTGTACCTATCATCTAGTTCGGGTTTGTGTTCTAATACATACAGCAGCATGGCTAGCGAGGCCCGTGCGTGGCCTAAGTGGTGCGCGCCTGACTCCTCATCCTTATCAGCACCTGCAAGCCATTTATAGATATGGCGTAGGGCTGCAGCTGCTAATCTGCTTGTGAGCAGCCCCTCCTTGAAGCCGTGGCGGGAGTATTTATTGGCACCGAACATAAGAGCTTCGGCTTCTGCTTTAAGGGCCTCGAAGGGAATTAAGTCTAGCTGAGGCTTCCCTGCATCTAGTTTAAACGAGCCTTCTTTAGGAGACTGGTGTTCCATCTTCGATAATCTCCTTAAATATGATTGAGGTGAATTGTTCAATTAACTTGGCTTTTCTATCGAAATAGCGTGTGTACGCTACCTCATCCATAGGGTAATGCGCCACTTGCCAAGTAAGGTCCTGTACAATTGGGTCGTCGTCTGTGACTAACTTTGCTAACTCGAATACCGCCTGAACAAAGCGTTCTTCTGCCCTGTTACCTACGCCTATTTTGCCCATACTCTACCCTCTTTTCCTTCTGTTCTAATTGGAATAGTTCCCCATTGCGTTTTAAGCTCAATCAATTTTCGCATCACATTATCGATGATGGTGCAGGCCTCTGCCTGCCTCGCTTCCTCTACTTGGAATACCGCCTCATCGTGGACAACAAGAAGTAGCTCAGCTGCTGCCTCCTCTTTTGCCTTCCTGGCAGCTGCTAGCAGGTAATCAGAAGCGCTACCTTGAATGAGAGTGTTTAGTCCCTTCATATACACATCTTGCTTCATTGGAATAGCGTACGGGCGGCCTAACAAGTTATATATAACAGCCCCTGCCTCTAGCTCTCGGTCCAACTGCTGCTTGAATTGCCACACGCCTGCGTACGTCTTTCTGATTTTATTGACGATGCCGGAAGCTCTATTCAGCGTAGCTCCCTCAATCTTATTCTTCTCTAGCACTTGAAGAACTTGGTTAGCGCCAGCACCATAAAGAACTGCCAGTCCTATTGTTTTGGCTACTTGCCTGAGTTCCGGAAAAAGCTTCTTAACTTCACGGCTATCACAGTCAAGCTCAAAGGCAGCTTTTGCTGTAGTTCCGTGAAAGTCGCCCCCATTAAGCATTAAGCTGCAGAGTGTCTCATCCTCGGAGTAGTAGGCAAGCACAGTAGGCTCGATGGCTCCCAGGTCTCTGGTAACAAGCACACACCCCTCGTCTGCTACAAACAAGTCGTGCAAGTGGCCTGGTATTTGTTGACAATTTCCGGTCACATAGGTGGTCCCATTACGCTCTGCAATAAAGAAAGAGGAACTAACCTGTAAGCACCATACTTTAGTTATTGAATCTTTTTTTGTTTTCTTTACCGCGTTTGTAGACAGCGAATAGTCTTGATAAGTCCCATAAACCCTAAAATGGCCTCCATAGAAATCCTCTCTCCTTCTTTTTAATCCTCTTAATCCCACCAAACTTAAACAAGCCAAAACGATATCCGCGTTGTCCTCATGCTTACTGCAGTACTCTATTGCGTTACGTTTCCTTGTATACAATCCATCCCAGTAGCACAATTCCTTAACAAACGTTTTTATATTACTGTAGCTGCACGCAATAATCTCTTTACTGAACCTATTTAAATCCACCTGCAGTAGTGCCCTTGTTGCAGAGGGCATCTCGCTTCGTTTAAACCTAAATTCAACACCTACCCGGATATGATGTTCTTTAGCGTTATGTTTTGAAATAACCTTCTCTGTGTATTTTGTTTTATTTAGCCTAAGCAGACGCCTGAATCTAGTTATCTTTCTTGGTTTATATAGCTTTAGCCTAACGGATTCCGCTAATCCCTCTGAATCGGCCTGAATAGCTACAGCGAGTCTAATTTCTGCAGGTGACACACATGTACCACCTTCTTTAATTCCTCCGTGAATTATCTTCACATCAGAGGGGAACGCCGAGGCCCTGCACTCCCTGCTTTTATTTGTTTTCCTAACTGTGTAGTACATCCTATGATCAGGTGTACCGCAGAAATCAAAGTGCGTGTTCTTAATTGTAACAATATCCGTCGCATTCTTAATCACCTTGGCTAGAGGCGCCTCAAATACAATTGTGCTGTTTTCAGGCAAGAACACTGCGACCTTGTCTGTGTCTAGTAATTCACCGTAGTACTTAAACCCACTTTCGGTAAGCACGCGCGTTTGCATGTCGAGGCAATTGGGGGAGCTGCTGCTAAGCCTGCCGGTCCTGGCCTGCGTCATATTGAACGTGGTGTGGATGCGGTTATTCCAAGCCATGTCTAGGTACTCAGGGAAGAAGCTAGTAGTCAGCTTCCTTACTCTCCTGTAATCAAGTAGCTTAGCAAGAGCTGGCTCGTCAGCTGCTAACTTAGTCAACGTCTCTTTGTCAGCAGATTCCTCACCTAGCCAATTCTCGGCCTTAAGTCCCAACCGCTCGCCTAGTAGCCATAGAAGTTGTGGTGATGAGTTTAGGTTAAGTTCTGGAATTTTAGTAAGCGCTTTCTCTTCCAGCGAGTCGTACCGCTTAGTAGACTTGCCAGCTAGCTGTGCGGTCTCTCTCATCAACGCATACTTCGCATGCACCTCGTCCTCAAGCATCTCTCTATGCGCTTTATAGTGCTCACTCCATTGCTCTTTGATTTCGCCCTCAAGCTGCTCCACCTGCTGCTCAGCCACTCCCCAGCGCCTACGGCACTCAGCTACATCTAGTCTAATACCGAACTGCTCCATCCGTAGCAACATCTTAGCCCACGGTAAAAAGTGATTAGAGTAAAACTCGACAGCTTTGGCTGGCATTCTTTCTAGAAAATATTTAGTAAGCTCTAGCGTATACCTAGCATCCTTCAGTACGTATTCCCTATCATTATGCCCACTCTCTGGTTCCCAGAAGGGCTCTACTCCTAGGAAGTAGGGAGCTAGTGTCTTTAACGAGTGGTGGCGAGCTCTTCTGTGCTTCAGTCCTGTTCTCATCTTGTTGCGAACTTGGCGCTGCACCTCATACTCTTCAAGCCACTGCTCCTCAATCTTTTCTGTAAATATGAAAGCAAGCAAGCTAGAGTCATGAGCCCATTTGTCTGTAAGGTATACACCATTGAAGGATAGGAAGTTCATGTCGAACTTTCCGTTATGGTAGGTGAACACTGCGTCTGGGTTTTCCTTAATCCAGTCATTCAGTTGAAGCGGTGTATCAAACACAGCTTCGTTGAAGAGCCCGTCGGTGACGGCTATTTTAGTGATGGCGCCAGTTCGCGGTGACAGGGCATGTTCGCAGGTTTCGCCTGCACATCCCTCTACCGAGCACTCAGTTTCTATATCCATTGCGAATAAATTTGGTTCCAAGCTCACTATCAGTTCCTTTCTGGCGCATCTAACGCCATGCTATGCACTCCATCAATAGCCTTTAGGTCTGGCAAAATCTGCCGGTACTCTTCGTTAGTCAGTGTAAACATAGTGCTGTTATGTTTACCTTTGTGTATCAGTTCAATATCGATGCGGTTAGGCATGCGCTCATCAATGCGCACGAACATCGCAGCTCCTTTCTTTACAGAAGCTTGCCTAGCGTCTGGTCTGGTAGCATCTAGGATGCCCGCGTCACCCCAAGCTAAGCCCAGCATTTTAAATGCGTTGAGGGCGCGGCAAGGCACGATGTCTCTATACTTAACGCCAAATATAATATGCAGGCAGTCCTTTAGCGTTGTATTACTGGCGTCAGTAGCCGTGATGCCTGCTAGCAGTTGCCTGTCAACAGCTGCCCTTATGTAATTAATGAGCGGCTCTAGGAATAATTCTCGTAAGGCTGTTTGTTCTGACGTCGCACCTAGCTTAGAAGTCTGGCTCGGCTTCACGTGCAATATCGGCTTCGGACCGCTCCTCCGCATACTCAAACTCCTTTTTAGCTAAATACATTCCTAGTATTAATCCAGGCCCAATGTCTAAAGGAAGTAGCTCTGCTATATCCTCTTCTGTAAATATTAGAGAAAGCTCCTCTCCAAAATGTACGGGGTCCAGTATGGCTTCTTCTCCGGCAAAATTAAGCGCCAACTCAGGGCTCTGTATGAAGGCTTTCTCTAAGTGCTGTATTAGGATTGCTGCAACTTCTATGTAATTGACACTAGCTGCAAAGTGAACGACGGTGCGTACAGCTACCTTCCCCTTTTTGTCGGGCGTGCCTTCTTTTTTGGTGCTGATACGCTGCTTTGACTTTTTTGCCATCCTGTTATTCCTATCGCAAGTGCATCGAGAGTATCAAAGTTCTTACATCTAATCAAGGCTTTTACCTTATTGCTAGCCTCTTTATTATCGGGATAATTGCTAGCGAAAAAGTCCAGTACTCCGATTGCAACCGCAGCCTTATCCGCATGCCCGTGTCCTGCCATCTGTAGTTTCACAGTGCTGTTTTGAATCTGCGCAAAGCTAACTGGATCGGGGCACTGTGCCATTACCGCGCCAACTAGTCTCTGTAGCGTCTCCCCGCTCTTACCTCTCATCACAAAGTACTCGATAAAACAGCTAACATCATTTTTTCCATCAGCGCTTAAATCTAGAAGAAGGCCTCTTATTAAACAACTTATATCTGCAAGTCTATGCCTTAGCTCTCTACGCTCTGATCCAATCTCTGCTGTATATATTAAGTCCCCGTTAGCCGCATCAAAAGCAGCGAAGCCGCAGTTACCTGTTACTCCAGGGTCGACGCCTACTATATAGGTTCTGTTCGTGCTCATTTGATGCCCGCAAGCAGTTAGTAGGTATGCCTGCCATGTCGACAAACACCTCATCGCTTTTGGGACAGTATACCATGACAAGCGCGGCTAACTGTTCGTGCTCAGTTATGTATTTACCAATACAGCCTGTATACTCGTGGAAGCTGAGGATGGTGACAAGTAAGCCTTTTGCTAAAATAGGGCTCATACTGGCCTGCTCTTCCTACATACGTCTATAACAAAGCGGGCAGCCATAGCAGCCACCTGAATAGCCTCAGCTTCCATGGCAGCATAGTCATGCTTGCTCTGTTTCACTTTTACCAGCTCCCATAGCTCATCCACCTCCTCGAGTAGAACGGCGTAAGCTTCATGGGCTGAAGCAAAACTAGGGTAATTTATGACGGCGCGCTCTAACTCATACGCAACTTCTTTACTGATGTTTTTTATTGCTGGATTGTTGCTCATTTACATGCTCCTCTTAGTTTAGCTACTGCTGACGGCCAGGTGCCACCGCAGTCTGGACACTTATATTCCCAAACTCCATCATACTTTTCTGGATACTCCATGCCTATGTAGCGCTGCCATCTGGCGTCTGCTGTGCCATATGGATAGCGCACTTCGCCCTCAAACTCGTAGGGCTGGTTTATTTCGGCTGGCACCGGGCCGCCGTCCATGTCGGCATTGCAGTGTGGACAGTGTTTATACATGCTTTCCTCCCAGACCAAGACCGTACCTTATCGGGTATATTCTAGTCACTTTAAGTTATATTCATACCCTATCGGGTATATTTTTACTAACTGTCAACATTTGATGTTTACGTCACTTTTTGTCGTTTTTTGCAAATGTTAACAATGCACAAAAAGACTTTCATTGCTGGGCCGGACGCGACTCCGGCGATGTGCTTACTGCGGGTTAGCCAGCGTTTGCGGTTTATCGGTCCGCTGCTCTGCAATTCCCGCGTGTTCAGCACCGAATATTGTCTTCATCTGCGTGTTCCAGTGTTGCCTACTACATTCAGCACCGAGTTTCACGGCCACAGCTTCCACGCCTCCAGCAACTACTCGTCATGTAACATAGTTTCAAATCAAACTCGTCCACTCTCGTGTTTCTTCGTTAACTTTATAATAGCCGTAGCCGCCGTAGCCTGCCTTCAAAACATCTACTAAAGTGCCTCTCCTTAGCCCCACGGCTCTAACTTCCACGCCTTCTCAGCCTTGGTGGTAATGTCCAGCACAGCCGTAACACCGTGAAGCCTTGCTTTTGGCGCAGCCTTCGTAATTCTGCACTCACTATCAGGTCCAGTAGCTGCCAATCCCAGCACCCCCTTAACCGACCGGGACCAGTAAACACACATACGAACGTCCTCTGCCTCCAGCACAGTGTCGTTTGCATTTGCCGGGTCGATATAACCCATAAAAACACCACGCTTTGTGTTATCTGTCGTGATAAGTACTGGAATTTTCTTATTGCTATTGCTCTTGCTATTCATCTGCTTTCTCCTTTGTTATTAAAATTACGTTTATGTGTCCGCTAATATCTGTAATTTGTCTACTGTTATCGCCGTCGCCGTAGCCGCCGATGCCGTAGCCGCCGTAGCCGTAGCCGTAGCCGTCGCCGCCGTCGCCAGAGCCGTAGCCGTAGCCGTAGCCGTAGCCGTAGCCGTCGCCGTAGCCGTAGCCGTAGCCGTCGCCGTCGCCGTAGCCGTAGCCGTAGCCGCCGTAGCCGTTGCCGGAGCCGTAGCCGCAGCCGTCGCCAGCCTGCAAAATGTCAACAAGCTTACCCCTATGCATGAACATAACACACGCCATATATGACGGCCAAGCTCTTTTCTGCCCCAGCAATACTGCGCACAAACTCAAGGTGTGCCCTGTCCACCTCATAATAGCCCAAGTTCTTCATTTCCGCTGGGCGCGGCGCCTTCCCTATGCTAGTCAAGAAATCCAAAATAGGCATTATGTACTTAGGGTGAATGGGGCCGTTTCCCTTTCCCTTGATTTGCGACACCTGTCCGCCACTTTTCTGTACCTCAAAAGTTGCGTGGGGCATGTTGCCAGCATCTCTGTACGAGTATATTTGAATGTCGTCTTTGACGCTGTAACCGCCCAGACAGTGTGACATAAAAAAGCCCTCTCGTTTATATGCCTTTTCTGTTAACAATTCAACAATGCGGGAACCATCTGCATATTGATGTATTGTTTGCACGTCGTCTGGGCCATCCTTGATGCCCCTGCCCTTTTTTTGATTAGCCTTTGACCATTTTTCTGCGCTGGCTTTGGCCTGAGCTATGCTCATTTTTTGAAGTCTTTTTGGTGCCGCCTCTGATACTAAAAAGTCGATGATATGCTCAAGCTCGCCTGAGTCTAGCTTTTTACGCTTTTTAATTGCGGCCCCTACTGCTGTGCCTATCCACGCCAATACTTCCGCGTTAGCGCCCATTCCATTTGCATAGTTAACATAGCTTTCCAATGACATTTTAGGCCCCCTTCTCCTCATCAAGTAAAATCTGCATAGCCAATAGCACCGACAGCGCAGTAGACTTGTCCACACCGGCCAGTTTAGAAATGGCATTTAAGCGCCTCAAAGACCGCACATCAATCTTCACATCTAACTCAACTTTAGATGCATGGTAAAAGTCTTTGTGCGCCTCATAGAAAGCTTCGTGTGCTTTCGAATATGTTATTTCGAACACGCCATCTTCTGCTCCGCGAGCTCCAACAGTCCCAATAGGAGGGACACCCATTAGCGTCAGCATAGCATCAATAGCGTACTGGTCATAGTCTTCCGGCTCGCCCATTCTGGGGGTTTCCCAAGCATCTGGATGCTCTAGAATCCAGATGGCCGCTGCTTTGCTCATTTTTACTTTATCACCAATTTTGAACTTTGTCATTTAATCTCCAATCGTTCGTCGGGAAGCAGCACTTCAGCTGCGTGCTTAAGTCCTAACATCTTTACAATAGCCGCTGCTACAATATCGCACTTAGCCTCCTCATCCATCCCCCTCGTATGCTCTTCCATGGCATGTACCCATTCGTGTAGCAGTGTGTGAAGCACACTCTCTTCAGGAAGCTCCTTGTCGATGTATATAGTATTTTCAGCTGCTACGTATGCACCGCTGACTACCTCATTCTTAGCAGCAAACAGTCGCTGCATCTGCTTATGTGTCTTAAACTCAATGCGCAGATTGTGCAACACGCCTTGCATATAGAAGCCTTTCTTCCTGCTTTTTGAAGTGCGCGGTAGCATTCATCACCTTCTTGTAGTATTTGTTTAGTTTTACATTAACCTGACGCTTAGTATTAGGCCCGGTATTGTAGCAAATAAACCAAGCCTCCTTGTATCTACTGTAACAGGCTTGCCTCATTTTGGCTAGATACTTTACACCCATTTTTATGTTAGCCGCTGGATCAAAGCTAGCTAGCGGAAAGTACCTAGGATGTAGCTGCATCAACCCTACTTCTTTATGCGTCCTGCCCACAGCCTGCTCATTAAAATTAGACTCTACTTTTATAATGGCCTTAACTAGTGCAGGGCTTATCCTATATGCTGCGGCATACTTATTTATAATGCTGTCATATAAGCCATCGTGTGCATCGCTGATGTGAGGCAGTATTGTCACTAAAATTGATACTAACAGTAGTCTCATATACACTTCTCCCTCTCATCTACCGCCCAGCGCCCCCAAGCTTATTCCTACTATCAAAAAGATAGGAGCTACAAAACCAGGCTGCTTATACCAAAGACTAGCACTGTCTAATTCCGATTGCAACCTATTTATTGCTTTTTCTTTGCTTAGTACCAATTCCTTCTCTAGCTCGTTTTGATACTTCATTTCTTTAATGACGCGATCAGCTGCCTCAATTACAGACACACACTCCTTAGCTACCTGCGTGCAATCAGGGCTGCTTGGAGCTGCCTCCGCCTTGCTCGCTGCTAATATGATCAGCAATAAACTTATCCCGTTTAGTATTGAATTCTTTAACTGCCTCATCTACTACCTCCTCTTGTTTTTCTATCTTATTCTTTAATTCGTTGTCTTGGTTTACCTCAGCAGAAGGACGCGAACGCCCCACCAAATAAAGAATAATAGCCAATAGAACTCCAATAGCAACGTAAGCCCCTTCCATATTGCCTCCTTAGTAATACTTACATTCTTCATGGTTTAAACCAACGCTTTCCAGACCTCGGCGCTCGGCTCTGCAAATGAACCCATCCGTTTGTACCTTCTTCTCCGTACAGCCCGGCGCGCTCCATAACTGCAATCCCCTTAGGGTCCTCGCGCAGCCATGCGTACAATGCCCCGTCAGGATGATCTGCAAAGTCAGCAGCTAATCCACTTAAATGTGCCGAGTTCATTGGTACTTGGTCGCCATGCTTACCTAACTTATGATATATGCGCAGGTGCTGCTGCAGTGAACGATAGCCGCTAGTCACATTCATAGGACGGCCCCAAGCATCTCTGACGAGCTGCAGCCGCTTTTGAAGCTCAGCTAAGTTTATCTGATGCCCCTGAGGTACATCACTAATACAGTTTCCAGAAAGCAGCTCATTATAGCTGATAATAGGTCTGCTACTCACCCGTCACCTCCTCTATTGCCTGAATGAAGCTCGCCTCTTTTTGATTAGAGATGCAGCTGTACGTGTTGGTATAACAAGTCCTAAGGCTAAAATTGTATACAAAATGCATGCGGCTTTGGCAGTATCTGCATGGCGTGTCTTTCTTATTTGGAACTACGATGCTAATCTTATTGTCACAGTAGGGGATTCGATGCTTAGGGGTAAGCGTCGTCAGTCCAAACACTATCGGTGTAGATGTGCATGCAGCTAGATGCAGTAACCCATTATCAATTCCAACTACAGCCAAGGACTGCTCCATAATAGTAGCTGCCTCCACTACAGTAGTCTTTTCTCTCATGTCCAAACAACCCTCGGCTTTAATCGAAGGAGAGAAGTGTGCTGTAGTTTTTCTATTAGCTTTATCTTCTTGATAGATGCTTTCAGTTTTACCTAGCAGTACTGGGACGATGCCCTTTGAAAGGCACCACTTAATTATACCATTTATGGCATTGGTGTTAAATTCTCGTGTGGGTGAGGTGAAGCCCGTAGTAATGACTACCTGTTTTTTTTTAGTAAGTGGCGCGCCCTCAAAAGCAAACTTTAAGTATTTCTTATCTGCAGCACTCACGTGCCCCTCATCAGCTAGGCAGTGAAACGCGTGGTCTGTTAGGTGTGTGCGCAGCGTCGTGTGTACACTAGAATCGCACATCAAGCCTGGATCATTAGATGCATTAATCGCTTCCGCCATTCCCGTGTAGCCTTTGACAGTGACTCGATCCGCATACTCGTGGAGCAGTTGCATAGCTGCCTCAACAAAATAGTCCTGCACATACAGTGTTATATGCTGAATATGCTTGTTACGCTTTAATATATAACGTACAGCAGGCAAGCGCGCTACTGTATCCCCCATTCCGCCTTTGTGAAGTACTACGTTTATATTTGGAATAGGTTTGAACGGCACTCCATCTAGCATGTTACTGTACCTGTAATTTTAGTAAAAATTCATGTATGTACATTGTAGATACAGAGAGGCAGGCAGTCCCTCCATTATCGTAAGCATATATAATTCCAGCAACTTCCATGTTCTTATTGAATACAGGGCCGCCGCTTTGGCCTGGGAAGCAGGCTACATCTAACTTGTCTGAATACATTTTCGAGACGGTACCATCTAGGTTAGGTAATTCTACCAACTCCATTCCATATATATATGCACGAGACATGCTGAACGAGCGGCGCGGGTAGCCTGCCATGAAAACCTGCTCACCAATACGCGAGTCTGTCAGTACCAGCGGCTTCTCAAGCGGGCGTGGCTGCATGCTAGAAAAGTCACCAATAATCACGCACAAATCCGCACCGCCCTCCTTGTCCAGGCGAACTTTCTCCACCCGCAGGTCTGCATCAAGGTGACTGGTTACTCGCAGCACGCCGCGCTCACAGACATGGCGGGCCGACAGCGCTACCTTATTTGAAATAATAACACCGCTACCAAACGTGGTTGCTGTGTATACCTTTATTAGCGAATTTTTTACTTGAGTTAGCCTGCTAATGGGTGGAGCCCTGTGGCTCAACGCCTCTCTTCTGGTAAAGAATCCAACAGTCAACAGCAGGCATGCTATTGCAATCATGCCTATGATAAGTGTACTCTCGTATAGCTTGTTTGTTTTCTCCTCAGTTCTCATCTAGCACTCCTCTACTTTTCCGTTTCTAGTTATATCTTTGAACCAATTTAGTGTTAAATGGCTAACATCCTCTAACTGTAACCGCCACCAGCAGCCCTTGCAAGCTAATTTTGCAAAAAGATCCTCGCCAACCTCTCTTTTAAATCCTACTAAGCATATAATGTATATACCGTATATTTTTGACCCGTCACTTAGTGGCGGCAGTGTGGACGGCTTCTCGGCAAAGAGCACTAGTTCTTGGTTTGTGCCGGCATCGTAGGCATAACAGAGACAAGCAAACTTGCTCATCTCATTCGCACCAAGCGGTATGACGCCGAAAGCATATTTCGTAAACTCTAGTAATCCATCGAGCGCTCTTAGATTGGCCTCAGGCTCGCTGAATCTAGTGTCAGGTAGTACCATCACATTGCGCTCAGCCCATATTGGCTCCGATAGCGCGCATGTAGTAGGCCACTCGTTTAATTGCGCCTCTGGCAACGTCAGCAAGCTGACCTCGGAAGCGTGACTACTTATATACTCGATAAGCCCGGTCTTGGTCTCTCTAGTTATCACAACAGGAATGGCACCAGCGGCTATGGACTGTACAATTGCCCACCTAATTAGAGGGGCGCCTATAGCCTGCGGGTCGGGCATCAACTCTTTACCATTTATATAGTCAGCAGCTACTCGTGTTCCATACCCGGCTGCTGGGAGGATAACTTTAAACATTCTGAAAACTCCTTGCAAAGGGTTAATGCCTCTAACGTCTGAACTGAGGGGCGCTTGTTATACTTACTTAACTGCCACCACTTGTCTGGATCGAAGCCGGAGAACTGGAAGCATACCAACTGTTGCTGGTCAGCAGCTACACGCCACTTCCCGTCTAAATCTCTAAACAGTTCACGTTCCTGTAGGTTCCAATAAGCGACATTAAAGCCCGGCTTTTTTAGTATGTAACAGTTTGTGAAGTAGGGTGCATAACTTAGATATACTTGATCAAAAAAATGTCCACTGCTAATATCATCGCTGCACTTAACTTCCATCGCAGCCGCCATCCACTCGAGAAAAGCAATCGTTCTAGGCTTATTGCGATAAAGAACAAAATCTGAGTTAAGCTGCCCCGTCATATGTATCTGCATCGTCGTAGGCCTAGCTCCGTCAAGCGGCATAGGTTTAGTAATGTGCGGAGTCGCTACTATATCACCAGGAAGCGCTCGGAGCTGCTCCATAAAGTGCGCGTAGAAGTGAACATCGGCTCCTAAATGCAACACCTCATCGAAGCCCTGCTTGAACAAGCCCAGTATGGCCTTCGGTCTATTTGCATATAGAAGGCGCGCCGTCTCCTCGTACTGCGTGAATGTCTGCGGATTAGCGCGCAGCTGCTCCTCCGTCACTGTCAGGTAGCGAAGCGAGGGTGCGAACTTGGCTAGATTCGCCCGCTGCGCCTCTGCCCACACAGCGAACTTGGCTGAATGCAGGCAGAGGGCAGCTGCTGCTGCTTTAGTTTGTTCTGACATACACATCCACAGTATGTTGCTCATTAGCAGGTGTGAATAGCAGGGGGTTAGTCACACACTCCGCAAAAACGCGATTAAATGCGGAGGAGGAGGAGAACATAACTGCATCAGTAGGCCTGAATACAACGCCAGCTACTTTGAATAGGAGTGGCGTTTTGTCTCTACTGATAAGCTTATATGTACCTGCGCTTCTTGTGAATGAGCTTGTAGTAACATACCCACACTTAACAATAAAGCTGTGTGAATATTTAAACGTGGTTGTCCGTCTATAAGCATCTCCTAGCTCTTGGGTCACTGTAATAGGAGACTTGAAGTTAACTTCAGCACAGCCTACACTAGCCAACAAAGATAGCGTTACAATTATGTTCTTCACCGTAAACCTCACTTTCTAATGAGCGTAAAAATGTTGGATCGTCGGGCACTACTAAATGTAGTGTTCCGTTTTTAAGGTTCTTCTTAGCCCAGCTTTCTAAATTCTTCCTAGTGTTATACGTCGGAGCGGGCGTATATCGATACCACATGTCCGATATCTCGCTCCATACCAGCAACACGTAACTTCCTCTCTTCAATCTCACGCTTCTTCCTTTCTAGGCTCTCCGCATTTTCCCTTTGTATTGTATGGAGCAATTTCACGCAGTCTTCCAACTGGCAGAGCTTCTGTTGAAGCCTCCCAATAAGTGAGTTCATCTGCTGTTCCCCTCCATCCAAGCAATTCAAGTTCTCTCTCAAAACGCCTAAGCTGATATCTGATGACATAAATAGCCTCATCCTTATCAAGTGCCGAAGAACTTCCGGCCTTAAGTAATGCTACAGCTGTCTTGATCAAAGAGCAAGCATTTTTTGCTGTATCCACGACGTTGATGACTTGCGTAGCATCGTACTGCAATAAACGCTCTCTGTCCTTAAGGTGGCAGTGAGCTTTTACCTTCACGTTTAGGTCGGGGTCAATCATGACAATGCCAGACTCGCCCCTCATTCCTTTACTGCCCTTCTTGAGTGCCATTAGGTGCCCCCACAGCCGTCGTCATCTTTAGAACTAACTGCGTCCTGCTACGAACGCCAAAACGCTTAAAAAGATTAGTGCAATGAAATTTAACACTGCCTTCTTTGATGTTCATGTCAGCAGCTATCTGCTTATTTCGCTTTCCCTCTAAGATGCCTTTAAGCACTGTATCTTCTCTACTAATCATCAGCTTGCTCCTTTGTTGATTCTCCAAACTCAACACTCGCTTCGCCTTCTGGAAACTTATAGCCACATCCAGCCAAAAAATTCATAAAAGTATCAAAAAGCTCCGGCCAGCATACGTCTGTGGCGTCTTGTTTAACGCGCACCATAGAGCCATCATCACTCCGCATCGTTAGAAACATCTCTGTCTTCCTCACCGTTCACCTCCTTGATTATTTTAATTAACTGTTCGTCCGATAATGTGCAAGCTTTTTTTGTAACAATGTTAACAACCAAGCGCTCAAGCAGGCTGCGCGTACTCTCTTTTCCACGACGCAGTGACTTAAAGGGGATTCCTTGCATCACATACTGCACAATTTGATAGAGTGGCGTGTAGTTACCAGTACTCACATTGTAGACTTTGCGGTTATTGTATTCGTGTAACTCAATCATACGCTACATACTCCTTAGTTTGTTGATTAGCATTGCTGCAAGCAGCGTCTCATTACGCCATCCACACCAATACATGTTTATTGATTCGGCCCATCTATTATTCAAGCGCTGCCACAAACGCACATAGCGCGGGCCAGCTGTCAGCAACATGCATATAAGTTGATTGGGCTCGCTCAGCCCGCGCTCATGCATAGTGTGCCAAATAATCTCAGTTACTAGAAAGGCTTTAGCAAGAAGACTTCCCTCATACTTTCCTGACACGCATGCCTTCAAGTGCGCTCTGTGCGCAGGGTTAAGGGGATCTTTGCCATTGGGAGCTGTTAGCTTGCCAGCAGCTTCGGCTAGCTTAGGAGCTAACACGCCACCACCAAGCTTATAATGAAAGTAAGCTAAACACAAGAGCTGATCGCGCGTGAAGGGAAGGGTGCTGCCGTACCAGCGTGCGAGCTCGCCTTGAGGATTTAGGTAGCAGCCAGGTGTTGGCAGCGGCTGCAGGCTCTCAGCAGCGGCCAGCATGCCAGCAAGCCTGGCCGAATCTTCCAGGTCAGAAGCACCTGTATCCTTAGGTAATATAAAACCTTTGTCCGTTGAGATGTATTGAGGCATCTTCGTCTCCTCTGTATGTTTAATCACTCTAGCTTAAACAGGCATGTGTGTCAATACTAAAGTTGAACGACACAGCTCCAAAGAAGAGCGCCGCCTAAATCCTTTGGTGGATTGGGAATGAATGTGCCGGGCGCAAAAGCCTCCAAGCAAGCACTGTCCAACTCCGGTACACCTGAGGTGAGTACACTGCGCGCCCTTAGAATTGTTCCATCAGCACCTACCTCGAGCCACACGCGACTAGTGAAGGTGTAGCCTTGCTTATATTTAATCCAACGCGCGCCGAGCCCAGCCAGCACGCCATCGACAATGCCCTTCCACTTGAGTAGAATGGCGCTCTCTATGCGCTTAAAATAAGAGCCAAATAGAAGGCGTTTGCTAGTCAGCGGCGCTTCCTGCTCACGCGCCAACTCCTCTTGCCAGTAGTCTGGGCCAACAGTAAGGGGAGGCGCAGGTAGCGGTGAGGCAATGCCAATGCTGCCAGCCCTGCCAGCCTTGCCAGCAGCTGATCGTGTAGTGCTTATATGTATACTTAAGGAGTGAGGCTGCGGCTGCGGCTTTTGTGTGCGCATAGCCAACAAGCCAGCAGCTGCTAGCAGGTGGAGGAGTAAGCTTGCCAGCAGCGCGTACCAACTGCTATATCTTTTCGTATACACGGCCACTGCGTATTCTTGCTTTAAGGTTTCTAACTACTTTTAACTTATTTTTTGCAGCTGCGTAGTCCATCCTCTTCATTGCACATTCGAGGCGTAACTCGGCTATCTCTTTGTATATATCGCGATCTTCCATTTCCATTATTTCTGTGAATCGGGCTACATATTCCGCGAGGGCTTTTTTAGTTCGTTCTTCCATAGGAATACCCTCTAGGGATGTGACCTTTTTTATTTTATGCGAGAGAAGCAGACCAGCCGCTTCATTAAAATACTTAATGCTGTATCCTCCTGAATGCATACTTTCGTTGTCAACGCAATATAAATATTTGATCCCTGGCATTCTAAACCACACCTTATAATGCACCCAATCCGGTCCGTTATCGTATATAAAATACTCCATATAATTAGGTCTCCTTTACTGCTGTTAAATGTTTACTATTAAACGCATTAGTGCGATTATTCTTTAATTCCATTCGTCTGTACGCTGTGGAACCCATTACTCTCGTCTTCTCTACGCCCTTGGTTGTTAAGAATTCCCTAAACCTGCCAGCTGCTGGGCCTGAGATTCGAGCTTCTTGCAATATTTTTATTAACTCTGATCCTTTTACATATTTACTGTAATCCCCTACATAAGTGAAGTGCTCCTCAAATAGTGTGTTAAACTGTTCGCCACCAGTCGCGGCAGCCAGCTGCACATCCTCTAGCACAACCTGTGACACTCTAATGTTAGAGTGGTCAGGACACTTCTCTTTATAGGCTAAGCGCGCCCGATTAAGGAGGCGCGGCAACTCGCCCTCTAGCCTGTTTTCCCAATTAGCTGACTTACTGCTATTAGCCTTGACACTAATAAGAAGCAGGCGCGACGATTCTGCGTTCACATTGTTTATGACTGGCTCTAAATTGGAGGCGATAGCCAGCCTCAAGTATATAGGCGCAGATATAGGCGTTTTGCCCTTAAACTCGACCGTAGTTACATCACCAGTAGTAATGTTACGCACTAGTCCTTTCATTAAAAAATTAGTGTTCAGGCAATCTGAGTACACGGCTAGCCTCTTACCATATAATAATGAGAGGCCGAAGGTTGTGTCTAGATTCCTATCCTCTATACCGCAAGCTGCAGACTTAAGGCTTTTAGCAATAACTTTTAGCACCGTAGATTTACCGTCTTCGCCGTTGTGTCCATATAGCCACAGAGCCTGCCGCCCTGTGTGCCTCATTTCGTAGACTGACCATACCCACGCTAAAAAATCGTCAGGTGAGGAGCACCTAGTTAGGAACTCATCCCAAGCCGGCGTCTCACCTGTCTCTAGGGAGAGTGCAACCTTTTCGTATGCCCAGCAACTAGTATCCTCCTTTAGTGCGAATGAGACTGGCATCTTCTCCAACGAGATTGACCGCTCTTCCCACTCCTTCATGCACTTTTTTGCAAAACCTGTGGTAGCCCTCTCAACATCTAGAGGTTTTAAGATGGCATCTCTAATAACATTCTCAAATAGAAACTCTGGGTTAATTACCAGCTCAACCGTCTTATCTTCGTAGCTCTTAATATGGAATAGCATCTTAGCTTCTGGGGTATTATACTTAGCCAAGTGCTTAGGCATCTCCTCTGTAACTACGCGCGCTATAAATTGCTCCTCATCTTGGCCTGGGTTATGCGCGCCCGGGGCAGCTGCTGACACCTTCCACTGCCGGCGGCCTCCTTTTCTAGGCTCACCTCTATATGCGCTTCGAATAGTAGCGAGGTCCGCTTTATCTGCCTCGCCTAATCCATCAGCATAGTATTCAGGGTTCACAATAAACTGCTCAAAAAAGTCTACAAACTCTTGCTCGGTATAGCCTGCAGTATGCCAGGCAGCGGCTGCTTTATACAGGGCTGTATTGAACCCCTCACCAGAGAGCGGGGTATTTATATAGAAGCGGTCGCACAGCTCTTTTGTTAGCACGCTACCAAGTTCTTTATTGTAGGGCTTAACTTGCCAGCTAGTCCCCTGCTCCTGTATGTGCATTATTTTAGGTGAATGGGCAAAGCAGCGTGCAAAATCCACAGCTGCTATCTGGTCTACAAATGGGAGCACTTGCATTACCAATTGCTCTATATTCTGCTGAAACTGAGCGGCATTTGAGAATGGGGTGCTAACGGGGACAACCACGCGGAAGCGGTCCATCGGGGGCTCAGCACCTTTCTGCTTTTGGTGATTAAGGGTAGTCCCTACTATAAACTGCAGCCCGGCTGCCTTGAAGGCATTGATGGCTTGCTCTATGCTCACCTTCTTATCGTAATCTAACGCTATAAAGTGCGCCTGCAAGAAGTTAGCCTTAGTGCGATAGTTGTTCTTAAACTCGCTTGGCGACCATGCCCACTGGGGGTCTGAGATGGCCTTAGCTAGCTCGGTTAGCGAGCCAACTGCTAGCAGCTGGTGGACTTCCGGATATATCATTTTAGGCTCAGCTGAATTATATGACATCAGAGATAGGACGGCTTTCATGCTGGGTTACCACCTTTCAGGGTTGGTTATGGCCGTATTGTAGCAGGGGTGACGGGTGGAGTCAACCCGTTTTACGTGAGAGGTGTGGTGTTTGTTTTTATGTTATATATACGATTTACTTATACTAGTAAATGTGTTGCCCGTTATTATGT